ACCTTTTGAGGTTTACCAAAATTACAACGCACAGAAATCAAGATTTGGTATTCCTGATATTGTAACAAGTGGATTAATTTTAAATTTAGATGCTGGTAATCCAAACTCATATAACCCGTTGAATACGGGGTCAACAACTTGGACTGATGTTTCGGGATATAATAATAACGGAACATTAATTAATGGAACTTATTATAGTGGTGGAACAATGGTATTTGACGGAGTGGATGATTACTGTGTAGTTAACTCAAATAGTAACACCTCACTCTCGGGCAATTTTTCAATAACTCAATGGTATAGAGCATCAACAAATGGTGGTGGATACAGAATATTATTTGAAACTAACGGATACCGTAATGGGACATTAGGATTTGCAATATATCAATTTAGTAGTTATTTTAGAATATTTCGTATAATAGGAAGTACGTACACAGAACTTATAACAACATCGGTCAATACTGTGGGTTTAAACACATGGAAAACATTTACATTAGTTAGGAATAGTGGTGTTTTTACTTTTTATATAGATACTATATCCTCAGGTACTTACACCACCGATACTAATAACTATTCAGACACATCATATCACATTGGAGGGGATGGACCACCAACATCTTCTTATTGGTTTCAAGGTAATATTGCAACAACTCAAATCTACAACAGAGCATTAACTCAATCAGAAGTAACACAAAACTATAACGCTTTAAAGGATAGGTACGGATTATAATAATAAATAATCCATAACAAAGTTATTTAGTATATTTATAAAGATATGACAACACCCAAAAAACTTGTTAAATCAATTTCTTTAACACCAAAAAAAATACTTCAACCAAGAAGGGAAGAATTATTAGAACAAATTCAAAAAGACGGTACGTATCTTCCGAAAGGAATTTTACATGCCGATTTGGATAGAGGAATGTTAGATTTTGTAAAAAATGATTTGGGAATTAATGTTAATGGAAAAGTTGTTAATACCGTTGATGTTATCATTACAACACAGAACTGGGCACAGTTTACACAAACTTGGAACTTCCAAGATTTAGATTCAAATATTAAGCCACCATTTGTAGCAACAGTTAGAAAACCTGAAACCCCTTACGGAACAAATCAGGGTGCAACAAATTATAGAATACCAGGAAGACCATTATTTCAATATGCTTTGGTACCGAATTTTGATGGAACAAGAAATGGTATGGATGTTTATAAAATACCACAACCAATTCCTGTTGATATTACCTATGAAATAAAAATTTTCACAAATAGAATGAGAGAATTAAATTCTTTCAATCAAAAAGTTCTTGATAAATTTTCATCAAGACAGGCATATACTTTGATTAAGGGTAGATACATTCCAATTATAATGGAAAGTATATCAGATGAATCAGTTGTTGAATTACAAAAAAGAAGATACTTTATTCAGAACTACACATTTAAAATGTTGGGTGTCTTATTGGATGAAGAACAGTTTGAGGTATCACCTGCTGTATCAAGGGTATTGACTATGGTTGATGTTAGTACCAAAACAAAGTCACAGTATGCAAAAGCTGAAACATCGAATCCAAATACTATAGTATCCGATTATCAATTTTTGGGTACCAATGATTTTTTGGTTGATACCGTCGGTTTGAATTATGATTATACCGTTGTTAATACAAACAATATTAGTTCATATACCGTTAAAATTAATAACCAATTAATTGGTACAAATTTAACGTTTTTTCAAATTAATTCAAACGATGTTTTAAGAATTGATGTTGTTAAAACAACACCAAATACAGATGCTAATATCTTATTTGATATTAAATTAATTTAACGGGTCACCGTATATGTCGGTTTTTATACGACATTTTTCTTTAATAAGATTTTCTAAAAATCCATAAATTTTAAGACCGTTTTCTTCACAATATTTTTTAAGAATTGTGTGTGATTCTTCTGATATCTTGATATTCTTTATTTTTTTAGGGGTTTTTTTCATAAGGCAGAAAAAAGGAAGAATTTATTCATACTGATTTATAAATAGTATCTGTATACTAAGATTTTTACAAAAATCAATAATATTTATGTATTAAATAAAACAACATATAAAAAAAAAATAATGGCAACATCAAATAAAGTTTTCGTTTCACCTGGAGTATACACTTCAGAACGTGACTTATCATTTGTAGCACAAAGCGTAGGTGTTACAACGTTAGGTATTGTAGGAGAAACTTTGAGGGGTCCGGCTTTTGAGCCGATTTTCGTTTCAAGTTTCGATGAATTTTCAGCAATTTTTGGAGGTACGTCACCTGAAAAATTTGTGGAAACACAAATACCAAAATATGAAGCGGCGTACATCGCTAAATCATATTTGCAACAATCTAATCAATTATTTGTATCAAGAATTCTTGGTTTATCAGGTTATGATGCGGGACCATCTTGGTCTATTAGTACTATAGCAAACGTTAGTGGTGGTTCAGTTTCACAAAGTACATCATTATCTTCAGTAATTGTAACATTTACAGGTACAACTGGTGGAACATCAACAATTTCGTTTGGTTCATTTAGTTCTGCAATATTTGCAAGTGATGTTAACAAACAATTCACATTGTTAGATGGTACAACATCTACAATCCAAGATAAATTAAAAACTTTTGTTAGTTCGGTAATTGGTACTAATTTTTCAGCAGCAACCACAAGTGGAACAACAGCATATGTATTTGGTACAATCCCAACAGGTAATTACAATTCATTAACTGCTAGTACATTAACAAACGTTTACGGTGTACCAAGTTTAAGTAACTCAAGCACTGATTATTCAAGTAGAGATAATGACGCTTGGTATTACGCACAATTCGACCCAACTACAGGAAATGGATATTCAGGTTATTCGTTCTCTTCAAAAATAGATACGTTAACAGGTGTAACAGGTTCTTTTTCAGGTTCTGTACAATTTTCAGCGTTTACTCAAATTGGAACTGCGTTTACAAATTATAACAATGTAGTTGTAACAACTCTTCGTTCAAGAGGTGTGTCAAACTACACAACAACAACAAATCCTGTATACGAAGTTACGGGTTCTACAAATGTTACTTTAAATTTTTCAGGAGCATATAGTGGAGCGTCTATGAGTCCATATTCACCATTTGGTGTTTCAGGTGTTACTTATGACGGTAGTACTTTTGAATTTAAAGTATCGTTGGATTCAACAGACACTAATTATATTTCAAAAGTATTTGGTCAATCTAATTTTGGAAAACCAAGTAATGAAGTACCTTTATTTGTTGAGGAAGAATTTAGTAACTTCTTAAATTATTCATACAAGAAAGGTTATATCAGGGGTATCAATTCATCAATTGATGGGTTACCATCAGCACAAGATGATAATGGTTTAAACCGTTCAATTGGATGGTATTTGGAACAATACCAAACACCTGAAACACCTTACGTAGTTTCTGAATTAAGAGGTTCAAATGTTTATAAATTATTTAAATTTATCTTAATTTCTGATGGTAATGATGCAAACCAAGAAGTTAAAATTTCAATTTTGAATATTTCATTTAACAATGGAACATTTGATGTTGGAATTAGAGCTTATGATGATACAGATGCAAGTCCTGTTTATTTAGAAAAATTCACAAATTGTTCTATGAACCCAGCATCTAATAGTTTCATTGGTGTTAAAATTGGAACAAGTGATGGTGAATACGCATCAAGGTCAAAATATGTAATGTTGGAAATTAGCACAGAAGCACCATCAGACGCATTACCTTGTGGTTTTGAGGGTTACTTAATGAGAAACTATTACGGAGCAACAACACCATTCCCAATTTATAAAACAAAATATGATGTGGCTGGTGAAGTTACTTATCAACCACCATTGTCTTCTGTTCAAAGAAGTTCAGGTGATAAAATAAATAGAGTGTTCTTGGGTATTTCTGATACTATTGGATATGATGCTGAATATTATGATTATAAAGGAAAACAAAATCCAAATGACATATCAATCGCAACAACTTCATCTGATTGGGATTTCTTGTCAAAAGGTTTCCACATGGATTCAGGAGCAACTGTTGTAACAATTTCTTCAACATATAGTACTTCAGGTACTTCAGCGTTTGAGGTTGGTGCAACATCATTTACTACTGACCCAACAGATTCAACAAATCCTTACTATAAGATACAATCAAGAAAATTCACATTGTTTGCACGTGGTGGATTTGACGGTTGGGACATTTATAGAAAATTTAGAACCAACGGTGACAATTATGTATTAGGTGGTACACAATATTTAAAAGGTGCGGCACCTTCATCACAATTTCCAACTGCAACAGGATGGGGAGCGTTTAAGAAAATTGTCGTTGATGGTAACTCTACTGATTGGGCGAACACTGACTACTACGCATACTTGTTAGGTCAACAAACATTTGGTAATCCTGAAGCAACAAACATTAACGTGTTTGTAACACCAGGAATTGACTTTGTTAACAATTCAAATTTGGTTGAAGATGCAATTGATATGATTGAAACACAAAGAGCTGATTCATTGTATATCATGACTTGTCCTGATTATGATATGTTCGCAACAACAACAACATCACCAGCAACCGATTTAATATACCCAACAGAAATTGTTGATGATTTGGATACAACAGGTATTGACTCAAATTACACAGCAACTTATTACCCTTGGGTATTAACAAGAGATACTGTTAATAATACACAAATATATCTTCCACCTACCGCTGAAGTTTGTAAAAACTTGGCATTAACTGATAACATTTCATTCCCTTGGTTCGCATCAGCGGGTTACACAAGAGGTATTGTAAATTCAGTTAAAGCTCGTAAGAAACTAACACAAGACGATAGAGATACATTGTATCAAGGTAGAATCAACCCAATCGCAACTTTTTCTGATGTTGGAACATTGATTTGGGGTAACAAAACAACACAAGTTGCTGAATCAGCACTTGATAGAATCAACGTAAGAAGATTGTTGTTACAAGCTCGTAAATTAATTTCAGCAGTGGCAGTTAGATTGTTGTTTGAACAAAACGATGATAAAGTTAGACAAGATTTCTTAGACGCTGTTAATCCAATTTTGGATTCAATCAGAAGAGATAGAGGTTTAATTGACTTTAGAGTTGTTGTTACAAACACACCTGAAGATTTGGATAGAAATACAGTGACAGGTAAAATTTACCTTAAACCAACAAAGGCTCTTGAGTTCATTGATATCGAATTCTTAATCACACCATCAGGAGCTTCATTTGAAAATATCTAAAAATAAACATGGGAAGGGGAATAAAACCCCCTTCCCTATTATTTATATATAAAACTATGGAATTTACAAAAAAAGTATTAATGGAAAGTTTAGAAGTACCAACTAATGGTAAAAAAACTTATTCTAAAAAACCACAAAACATTGTTTTAACTGAATCA